AGTGTCTGCCGTAGCCGTTACAGCCCATGTAGCCGCACCAGCGTCTGCGTATAGCGATGTTACTGTTGCAGTACCTACGATTGCCGTAGTACCTACACCAGCACCCCGTTTAATTACGCCCTCGATATACCAACCTTTTGTATCTCCAGCCCCTGTAACGCCAGCAATTATTTCTCCACGGAAGTAATAAGCAGAGTTGTTGGGTAGGATTACTTGGTTGATTCCAGAAGCCGCACTACCATCAGATGTAATTACTGTTGCAGTTGCATTTGTTGTTTCTTTTCCAAGAACAAGTATTGCTGATTGTGTATTTCCAGCACCATAACTTAATGTTGGAGAATTGCTTGCTGGAATTACTGTATTTCCTGTAATGCTTCTAGTTGTTCCATAACCAGCACCTACAACAACTCCATAAACGCTATTTGCTACATTGTTTTGACCGCCAAGAATTGATGCCGCATAACCACTTAAATTGTTTCCTATGCCACCACCAACAAACCCATAAGCATTTGCAGAAGAACTTGCTGTATTGTTATTTCCCCCAACAACAGTTGTATATGCGCCCGTAGCAGTATTTTTAAATCCACCACCAACAAAACTCCAATCCCCACTAGCCACATTCCTGTTAGCCGCAGTACCAGCATCTCCACCACCACCGATAAAAGAATAAGAACCCGTGGCTTGGTTGTTTCCTCCTCCTACTACTACTCCGTGAGGTGTGTAGAAAGATAGGGTTGCTGTACCGCTTCCTGTGGCGGCAGTTGAAAGTGTTAAAGATGTTCCAGAAATTGCCGCAACATAAGTATATGGTGCGCTTATATATGTACCAGTTATTAATTGACCAACTTTAATAGACGCATTACTACCAGAAAGGGTTACGGCAGTTGTGCCGTTCATGGTTGCAGATTGTGTGGTTACAGAAGAACTTGATGTAGTAGTGTTTGTATATCCATTCCCTACAAAACCATAATATCCACTACCAGTATTAGCATTTCCACTACCTACAAAACCATAATATCCAGATGCTGTATTTACTTGACCAGTTACAACGCTAGAAGCAAATCCAGACGCAACATTGTATGAACCCGCTAATACTCCAGCGTTAGTTTGGCTAGAAGTATTGTCGTTTCCACCGACTACAACAGATTGTGCGCCACTTGCAATTCTTGCCGCAGTACTTCTTAGCGTCTGCCAATCAACAGAATTAGCACCCCTAGCATTACCACCCGTAGAACTAGAGTCTGTCTTTTGTGCTTGTAGCGCACCAGTACCTAATGGCTGTAAAACAAGAGGTGTATTAGTGCCACCTGCGGCATAAACGCCTGGATAACTTGCATCACCAATCGCTTGCACATAAGTTGTGCTTCCATTGGCTAAAGTGGCAGTTCCTGTGCTTATCAGGGTTGTGAATTTACCCGTAGATGGCGAAGTAGCACCAATAGCAGGTGGACTAGATAGGTCTAATGTTCCACCAAGGGTTAAGTTACCACTACTTGTAACTGTGCCTGATAAAGATATTCCGCTAACAGTTCCTGTACCCGATACGCTTGTAACTGTGCCTGCATTTGGAGTTACCCAAGTTGGTGCGCTTGTGGCGTTTGACTGTAAGAGCTGCCCCGCAGTCCCCACTTGGCCATTAAACGCTACCGACCCATTGGTGTTGATCGTCATTGCATCCGTAGTGCTAACAGCACCATTGATGATCATGCTTATTTTTTGGTTATCCCATGACCCCAAGACCAAAGGCCCACCATAAGACTCTACAAAGGTTGCCAATGGCGTAGAAAACCCATTATTAGGAAACCCCGCAGCCAAGTAACTGTAATTAGAATTGTTTATTCCTAATTCACCATACGCGGTATGCCCACCATCATTGACCGCATAACTTGCGTAACTTGTATTTGCTGAACTTGTGTTTTGTAGGCTTGTATAAAGATATAACGGCTCACTAGCCGTAAAACCCGCAATAACGCCCGAATCTGTGTGTGCTGTGGCATTGCCTACATTCAAAGAGCCAACATTGGTTGTGCCAGTTGTGTAAGGAATCAATACCCGATTATTGGCATCTTCATTAACTGATTTTTCCGCAGGATATGTGACAAACACATCCTTAGAGCCTGCGCTGAAATTGACCTTAGACCCACCATTGGAAGACGCATAAACTGTGTCTCTTGATAGCGTTCCCCCGTAATAAGTGCCTAATCCGACTTCCCACTCTGACCCTCGGTTGATCGTGTAGTAGGTCGTGTTGTTGTTGCCAATAACCGCAAATGACTGAAATCCTTGTACCGCGCCATCTAGAGTTATCGTGCCTGTTCCCGTTGTTTGGGTGGTCTCCCTGACCCGATCGGCAAGAATTAGACTCATACTGTTTCAACCCCAATAACTAAGCCATCAGCACCCCTCACAACCTTCTTAGGCGCGTTGAGTTTCTGCATCGCTTCGCCAATGTTTTGCATGGTCTGTCCGTGTAGGTTAGCCATCTGATCGTGCATTTGAGCCATCTTGTCCATTGCTTGGATGATCGTTCCACCCAGTTCGTTGGTGATCTGTGCAGACGCAGCTTCGATAACGGGCAAATCAACGCCAGGGTTGCTTCCAATTCTCGCCACCATGATCTTGGTCGCAGCATCGAGTTCGGCTTTCCAACGCTCGTATTCCTCTTTGCCTTGCATTTCCCGAGCCTTGACTTGTAACTCGTTGTTGGCAAGTTGTAGGGCAAATTGCTCTTTCATCTGCTCTAACTGCATATCTGCTTGGGCTTTCGCCTCTTGCATTTGCATATCAAGTTGGGCTTTGGCTTGCTCAAGTTGAGCCTGTGCCTGCATTTTCATCTGCTCGGTCTGCGTTTGGGCTTGCATACGCATCTGCTCGGCTTGCTGTTCAGCCTGTAACTTCATCATCTCAGGATTCTGAGGCGGTTGGGCTTGGGCTTGCTGTGCTTTCGCTTGTAGAGACTTCATTGCTTGCTCAATCGCTGACTCCAAACCTCGACCAGCGCGGTATCTGCGTACCAAGAATAAGAGCATCTCGCTCATCATTGGCAACATCTCTGGGGCTTGTTGAACCATCGGCAAGGCTTGACCTAAGAATAAACCAATGGCTTGGACTGCCTCATTTGCGCTCTGTTTGTCGGCTTGCTCGTCAATCTGGGCTAGGGTATCTGCCTCGACTTGGATGTGGAAGTCTCGAATCGTGCTATTCGAGAGCATCTGCACCGCAGCTTGCAACAATTGCGGATTCTGACCCTCTGGCGTGTTCATCACCCCAGACATCTCAACAATCAACTCTGGTGGGTAGAACTTACAAATGATCTGCGCCTTGATGCGGAACAGATCAGTAGCAAACCTCGCCACATCGCCCTGTGTAGCCCTTAGTCTCAGGCTACCAAAGTTGGCTTTGAGTTGTTGAGCACCTAGAGTCTCGGATGCGTTGGTAGCACCACGCAAAATGTCCGATATTCCACAGATTTCGTAGATGGATTGCTTGACAACCTCACGGGATTGATAAAGTTGCTGTAAGGTTCGGATGATCGCGCTCGTGTCGAGCATATCAATCGCGCCTTTTAGCCCACCCTTTTCGCTCATGGCTGCCCATGCGGTCACAGGAAACAGTTTGTTGTCTACGCCCTCTGTGAATAACCGCCCAAGTTCCTTGAACTCAGCGTTAAACACACCGACTGCCTTACAAGCCTTCACCAATAGGTAAATGCGCTGTGTAAGGTTGTCTAATTCTTGGGCTTGGTCTTCATATTCGCAGTAATCTGGTACTGGAATCATCGACCCGTTGGTTGTTGTGGCCAACAACGGCTTTGGACAAGGGAAAAACCCCTCTAATTCGAGAGGGTCATCACGCTCATCAAGTGCTTGGGGGTATCCCTTGGCAACCCAACACACTTTTTTAGTGCGTTTGTTCCATATCTCAGCGACTTTAGCCTTTTTCCCATAGGTCGCTTTCGCGGTCATTGGGTTTTTAGCGTCTATATCGTCATTCTGGTCGTGCAATGGCACATTCTTGAACACATCACCAAAACGCTCTATGCCCTCTTCGGGGGTCATATAGACCCAACGGCTTACCCACCACACCTCGTCCCATGTTCGGGCGGGCGAATGGAGAAAGTCTGTCCAATAGACATAATCCACAGGGCTATGCGCTGAGTCAACGCGCTCGACTTCCTCTGTGTTGGTGATCTCGATGCCTTCGTCTTGTTCCAATTTAGGAACTGAGGTCTCTGGGGCTTCTTGTCCAACAATGATTGGCTCATAGCGCACCCACGCTGTACCGCGACCAGGCAATAGTCTGTCCTCGACCACCCCACGCATTGCAGAGTCAAAGTCGTTGAACTGAGTTACTTCATATTCAACCACGCGCTCTAGCATGGTAGAGGCTAATCGACCTACGGGGTCTGAATCCATGAACCTACGGCTAACTTCTGGCTTTGCCATGCGTCCGTAGAGTGCAGGGAACAGGACAGAGATGTTTGACCACAGGATGTTAAACTTCATCCTTGGCATCTCAATGGCATCGCGCTCGTCTCGGTAGCGTCTTACTACCTTCTTACCGCGCTTTTCCCACTTGTCAAAGACCTTGGCAGCTTTGTCTAGTTGGTCGTGCCAGAACGGGCCTTGATCTTCCTCATAAGCCCCATCATCGTAGGCGTTCTCGTACATATTAGCCTGCGTAGAAGAATGTCACATCCAAAGTGCCACCAATGGTTGCGTAGAGACTGACACCCACATTTGCAGGGAATCTGTGAAAGCCGATTGCTGGTGTGATCGTGCCACTCATTACAGTTCCGCTTGCGCCACCATCTCGTAGGACTAGCGTTCCGCTTGATGTGTTATTCACATAGAACCCGATGAGTTGACAAGCCCCTGTCGAGACCGCCCCCGTTGCTGTGATGTTCTTATATCCACCGACTTCTGCTACTGGTTGGCTCATATGCGTTCCTCTTTATGTGTAGTTTCAAAATCCCACAATTCGTCTAGCGTAATCGTCTGTAAAGTCTTCCCTTTGGGTTGGGGTTCGTTTGACTTGTCTTGTCGATACGCGACTGCAAGCATTCTAAACGCATCTGCGGGGTGTGAACACCAATCATGCCTTGGAGTTTGACGAAAAGTTTTCTTATCCTCATCATATTCTCTTTGGTACTGTCTGAGTGCCTCTAACCCCTCATCACAGATCGGGTCAAAATAGCACCTCGGGAGAATCATCCTCACCGCCTGTATCCCGTCTTGTACCCCGATTTCAGGCACTATCGCTAGTTTGCTCATCCCACCGAGGTGATTGGCTAGTTGTTCAACAATAGACTTACCGCCCGATGCAAGGGTCTTGGCTCTAGCGTCATGGGGTAGATAGTGCTTGGTGTACCGATAGCCCTTAGAGTTCACAACATTGGCTATTTCCTCGATGGATGCGCCTGAGACCGCGTAGTAATCCATTACATGAATCTCACCCCTGACTACCTGATACCACCAGATCGCTGTGTCATCTCGATAGCCTAAGTCCCACGCTGTGAATACTGGGGCATCTGCATCGAACTTGAGGTCTCTGACTCTGCCCTCGGTATCGACTTGGCGCATCTCTACCCCGTAGAACGCCCCGAGGATAGCTGCCTCGAATGAGCACTCATACTCTTGGTCATACTGGTCTTGGCTCAATTGGTCTTTGGCAGCCCTCAGTTCCGAGTCAGGCAGTATTTTGGAAAGCGTTGCAGGCAAGCGTAACAAGAACCAATCAGGGGTTGCCTGGCTAACCCTGTAAATGTCGTGAAACTGATTCTTTCCCTTTGGTGTACCGCCAAACACAGCCCATCCGAGTCTGTCACTCAGCGTTGGGCGTATCACATTACCCCATACGCTAGGTTTGAAGTCTCCATATTCGTCTAGGTATACCCCGTTAAATCCTAGTCCGCGCATGGCATCTGCGTTGTCTGAGCCAAATAGCCTTATCTTTGCCCCGTTAACCAGTTCGACTGTTAAATCGCTCTCATTGGTGCTCTTACTTACGGGTTGGGCATAGAACTTTAGGTAATCCCACGCCACAGACTTGGCTTGACTTCTGAACGGGGCTATATAGGCGTACTGTGCTCTCACCCCACCCTCGGTCAACGCTCTGCGTATCAAGTCATTGATAGCTGCTACTGTCTTACCCGCCCTTCGGTGAGCCACTAGACATGACCATCTCTCCGTCCTTTGGTGAAAGGGCATGAATGCCTCTCTCGGAGAGTAAGGAATGATTACTTCGCGCCTTCCCACTTGACCACCATTTCGATTGGGCCTTCATCCGCGCCCGTTATCTCTGTCCTTGCAAGTTTAGGCACATGGTATTCCACTACGCTTTGGAATAACTCAAATGCCTTTGCAGGGTTGGGTTTTATATCTTGGTCAGGAATGCCATCTGCGACCTTATCTAGCCACTCTGCTAATCTGTGTGCATTACCATCAACGAACAAAGCAATCGCCTCCCTTGCCTGTTGTGTGGTCTTGTTGGGCGTTCCTGATGTACGCCCTCCCGCTTTCTTCCTACTTTTAACTACTTTAGTTTCTGTCATAACTATTTAGTGTTAATTACGCTTGGCAAGAGCCTTAGCCATTTCCTGTTTTTTATCGGCTGCCACAAAGTCTTGAGCCACCTTAACAGGAATGTCGGCTTTCTTGGCAAACTCAGGGTTATGAGCTGCGGCTTGCATGAATCGTTTTTGTTTGGCAGAAGTGCTAGGCATAAGCGTTTTCCTTCATGTTGATCAGTCCGTTAAGCATCCTTGACTTGGTTTTGTGCCATTCCTGAGAATACGCGCAGTTCTTGTAATGCTCAAACTCTGGGATGCCTAAAGTGTAATGCGCGATCTTTGCATCCTGATCGTCTTCACCCACCAATACATTCCATTCCTCTGGTAACTCACCGATCTGATCGTCTTTTAACCACTCAAATCTGTGCAGTTCACTTCCTGTGTGGTCATCCACAAAGTCAGGGTCTAACACCTTGTTGTCAGGATGCTCACAGTTCCACAGTATCAGGCTCGACCAGTTTTTTCTCGGGTAGTTCTCGTTCTTGGACTCCATCGCTGTGCCGATGTATTTCCTTTTGTGCTTGGTAAAGTAATTGTGCTTAACTACTTGTACCGCCTTGGTAGGGTCAAATAACTTGTCTAATTCGGCTATATCAGAAAGCATCAGCATATCGCTTGCATCCATAAATATTGCCCTACCTCTAAACCCTGTGAAGTAAGGCACTAGGAATCTCTGATAAATAAAGGTGTTCGAGCCGTCTCTTTGCTTGCCAAAAAAAGGCGTAATTGCCACCGCCTCTGAGGTGCGCTCAATCAAAGATTGGGTAAAAACATGATACCCAATCGCCTCCCGAGGGTCGTAGCCTGCAAAGATTCTGATCATTTGAGTGTCAGTTTATACAAAGTTGAGTCAATCAGCCCTGCTATCTCATCAATGATGTTTTGCAGTTCTGTCTCGTCTGGCATGGCTTGACGATTCTTCTTCACATACTCCTTGATGCTTTCCATGTATTTCACAGGCTCTTTGGCGTTGTGGAAATTCTCTGGGAAGTTCTTAATCTTTTCGTAGCATCCTGAGTAGGCTTCTGCAAACGAATCTGTTAATTCAATGATCTCGGGGTAATACGCGCCCAATGCCATGTGTACGGCAAATGAATCGGTAGAGAGATGCATGAAGTGGGTAACAGTTCCCGAGTGGAGTAATGTGCTTATGAAGTCTGCAACATCTTTTTGGTTGGAATCTTTTTCGTAAGCCATATATTTCCTTAAAAAAAGGGGGCGAACCCCCAAATGTCGGCAACTGCTAGACCAACACGGCTGGAGACTACTGACTTTCTATGCTGTGTGCATAGCGTCAAACACAATCCCCATGCGTGTTGGAACTCAATTTGGTTGTTTTCTATACAAGTTAATGTATATGTGTATAAGAAAGCCAGAAAACTATACACCTCAACATCCTCGAACGCTGGCTTAACATGCCAACGCTTTTATTTTAGCAAGGTTCTTATCGTTTCGTTCAATACTGTCATCTCATCTTTTTTATAAACCTTCCATATTCTTTGTTGTCCGTGTATCCCGTTAAATGCCCCTTGGTGGCAGTCTTTGCACAAGGGAATGCAAAGGTATTGCTCATGTTGGACAATGTGGTGTGCGTCACTCGGGCCACTCGCATCACAGACCCCACAGTTCATTTCCTTGATCTGGGCTAAGTGCTTGCGCTCTGCTAGTGTGGATTTATTGTTCAAAGGTCACCCCGTGTTCTGCACCCCATGCGTGTAGCCACTCCACAAACTCTGACGCTTGCTCTTTGGTGAATTTACGGGTTTGCTGACCGAGCTGCACAATCCCCGTCCCGTCTAGGCTTGGCACGATCTTGCCCTCGTTGAGTTTTTGGTCTTTGCAAAACTGCCAAACTAGCATTCGTTTCCAATCCTCGGCATCCCACTTTGCGCCTAAGTGCGAGGCTTGTTGGGCTATTTCCTCAATCATGGCGTGATACTTGGAGTTCTGTGGGCATGATCGACTGGCGTTTTTGATTTCCAAGGTCAATTGCTTGCCAGATGATAGGGCTTCTTTGACTTTAGGCCAAAGGTTTCCCATCACCGCGGTCGCGTTGTCCTTGTTTAACTCTACTCGCATTCTTGCACCATGATGTTTGCGCCAGCAGTCTTAGCATAGACCTTGGTGATGTGCGCTTCAACGATTTGGCTGTCATCTGTGTAAACAATCCCGTTCATTGCATCAGTAATGCTTTTGTAAACATTATCAATGTCTATTTTCTTGGGATATTCCAAACCCAATAAACAGGCTTCCTTGCGCTTTTTGGAGTAGGAAGTAGGTACACCATACCGAAGGTATAAAAACACAGTTAAAGCCCCTTTTAATGGCTCTGATGCGCCTATTGCGTGTCGGGCTTTCATCGCCACATGAGTTTCGTAGTCAATTGTCTTGGCATCGGTGTAGGTTTGCACAAATTGACCGCGCCTGGCAAACCGCGGCCTGCCTTTGGGAACGGGGTCTCCGTCAACAGTAAATTGAATTATTAAAGTCATTCTGTATCCCTTAAACCTTGCATTTGTTCAAATATCCATTCTGTATCTTCTTCTTCGCAAGGTTCATCTTCAGCGTATTTCTCAATAATTCCACAATTTAAACAACTACCATCTTGGAAATTGTGTTTTTGTTCAGTTGGTTTCATTGCGTAACTCCCTCAGTTTTTCCACAATCAAGGTAGCAAGAGTAGGAAAATCCGACTTCAGCAGCTTGGTCATGTGCCTGGCATGGTCGATTGTTCCTTTGTTCATCGCCAATAAAGCGTAGTGGTTGACCAGATAGTCGAGGAATATCCCCTGTCCGTTCCAAGGCTTGAGTTGCGCCAGCCACGGACATTCCGTCTCTGATTTTGTCGAGGATTGCATGGGCTTCAGTTTTGGTCATTCAACAAACTCCATGCTGCTGCAGCCACTCTTGGAACTTGTCCGTTTCCAATTGCCGCAATTCTGTCCACCCCATCGGCCATCCCATCACTACTTCTCCACATGAGGGGTCTGGAATCATTTTCTTTTCCTCTTGTCCTCCAAGACGGAGGTGTTGTTCCGTCATGTCCCACCACAAAATCGACCCAACCTTCACTCCGCTTTTTCTTTTTCCACCTGATGATATTTTTGCCTTGGCGCTTGACCAATGACTGAAAAGCTCTTTTGTCGGTGTAGCCAACAATCCAAATTCGGTCTCTCCTGTGTTGACCACCAAACCTGTCATGTCCCAACACTCCCCATTGGACATTAAACCCCAGGCTGGCCAAGTCTCCGAGAACTCTTCCAAGTCCCCTAGAAGTGAGCATTGGTGAGTTTTCCACAAAGACAAATTTGGGTCGTACTTCGTGAATGATGCGCGCCATTTCTCGC